AAAGGAGTAAGAATTAATACTTTTTTGTTTGTGTGATTTACTATGTTTTTAGCAAGTGAAAGCTGCACTAATGTCTTACCTAATCCAGTATCTAAAAATACTGCGCTACGACCTTTTAAAATAGCTTTTTCAATAACATATCTTTGAAAATCAAAAGCAATATCAGGAATATAATTTGCTTTAAATCCAAAGTTACCTATTGAATGTTTTTTATTTTCAATAAATTTTTGATACTCATTCATAAATTAGTTTTTATAAGGTTAAAATTTAACCGCTTTTGGTAGCAAAAATTAATTTACTACCGCAGCGGTTGTTAATAATATTAAAAGGGTAAATCATCCTCAACAACAGGTTTAGGACTTATAACTTCCGCCTGGTGTACTTGTACGTTATCAGCGTTCCAAATAGTTGTAAATCCTTCGCCAATGTAAATAGTATCGGCTTTGGCTTCTCGTTCTTCTTTTGTTTGAATAACACAAGCGAAATGCGTTTTATTAATTTTGTACTTATCCGAAGTAAATATAGTTTTCGGCTCTTTAACCTCAACTAATTTAAATTTGATTTCCTGGACCTGCACTTCCTGCCCTTCTTTGTTTTTGTAAGCTCTATTGCTTACTAAATTACGCAATTTAGATGCGTCTAATGTAACTTGAATTTCCGCCATAATTTCTAATATTTAATGTTATTTATAAATTCTCTAACTTCTAAAACTTTATTTTGTAGCTGATCAATAACCTCTGCATTATATTCAATTTCAAAATGCTTAATTCTATACTTTGCATCCATGTTATCGTAGTTATGCTTTTCTTCATAAGTCAACTCATCCGGAGTGTTTAACAGTACATAAACTAAACTTGCTTTTTTGCATCCTGTAAGGTGCATATAAACCTGTAATTGATAGTAATAATCTTTAGTTGGTATATCATTATCAAATAATGGAAACGTAAAACAATCCCAACTGCATTTGGTATCGTAGACAACACCATCAACAATTAAATCCGGTGTTCCTGTAAAGTAATCATCTTCAAAAAATTTCTCATTTTTAATAGCAAAAGATAAATCTAATAATTCTATGGTCTTATCAATAGCTTCATCTTCAAGCCATAATCCTTTAGATAAATATTTGTTATTGATATTTTTACGTATGCCATAGATTTGTTCTTTTAACCATTCATAAACATAAGTCTTTGTTGTTTCTGATAGTGTTTCACTCTTTGCTCTTGGAGCAGTCATTAGCTTACCTGAAGCGGAAGCTCTTGCTTTAAATAAGTTGTTTTGCGTTTTCATCTGATAAGTTGTATTTAGTTCGTATTTGTTCAATAGTATAGTTACCGCTTTTTACAGCTTCTTTTACCTTATTCCAGTTAGGGTGTTCCGGTGTCAGTTCAATCAATGTTAAATCTAATTCGTAGTTAATTAAATCCTTTCGGTTTAAATCAGATCCGAATAACTTACCGAAGTGATCGGCAGCATCTTTTATAGCTATTGTTTTTGCAACAGGATAAGCCATTGATAAGGCGCCATTATTAATATTATTTAAATCAGCAGGGGATGTTCCTTTAGCAGTTTGTAACTGTGAAGCACCAATGCCATCGTGAAATAACCACTCGCCACTTACCGGATGTAAATAATGTATTCTAACAGTAACCCAAACACCGTTAAACGATGTACCTTGGCCTGTAATTTCAATCTTATAAGACTTGAATATAGTTTTTAATAAATACTCAATCCTTTCAATAGGAAGGTATTTATAGCCTCTTATAAAAGGATGGTCTTTTACCCATTCTTGTTTAGGTTGCTGATTCATTAAAGTTACAAATACATCCGCTTTCTGAATAGAAAGTTTATCGGTGTAAATGTCATTAATTTTTGGTAAATTACTCATAAAATAGGTCTGCTAAATTAATTATTGAAAAGCTTTTGTTAGTCGTGTTCATAATCAATGTATACGCATCCGATACTGTCATCAATGAATACAAATAATTATCTTCTAATGTTTTTACTAATCTTGCATGGGAGTTCGGATATAGTTCCGCCATCACTTCCAACTGCAATTTGTGTTCTTCTTTTAAATTTTCAAATAGTGTTTTCATAGTTTAAATAAAAAATCCCTTCCAATTCAAACGAGGTCAGTCGTAAGGTCAGAAGGGAATAGTTATGTTTCGGTTTTAGCACTCTGACCAATGCTTTAGCAAATATAGTTATTTATAATTAAAAAACAAATTTATTTTTTCTTAATTCTAAATTCTTCCAAATCTTTAAGCCATTTTTTTCGTAAGTTCTCTCTTTGTTTGCTTGGAACTGACATCGGTAAGACAACGCAAACATCATCAATAAATGCTTTTGGCCTTCCTCCTAAATTCTTTTCTTGTTTCATATTATTTATTTTCTTTTTCTAATAATTCTTTACAATCATTTATAGTATATATACCCTGTTGGCTATTATCTAACGCATAAACTCTAATATTATCATCAGCATATTGACCTAATGAATTTAACCATCTACTTCTATTCATACTTCTAAAAAATACAGGTTCAAATGCATTTTCAGAAATGTACCATAATAAATCACCATCTTCATCTACTAATTTAGTATGTTCAATGTATTCTTTCAAAACTCCAAATTTTGTACTCATATTTTAGTTTTTAACTGTCCAAATAAATCGGACAGTTCATATTATTTTACCTTTTACGTTATCCAATTCGTTTTGTAGTTTTTCTTTATAGTTTGGCAGTAATTTGCCTTTTGAGTTATACAATTCATGTAATGTTATTTCAAAAAGTATAAAATCACATTCACCTCTTTCAGGTGGATTGAAATAATTGCCGGTGCATGGCTTACGATACACCTCAACCTCAACCTCAAAATCAACTACTGCAATGCAATTAAAATCACCATTGTAAATTTCAAAGCCTTTTGAGTTGATATAGTAATCGAACCAGTTGTAGTTCTCGTTACAAAAATCTTTGATGCTATCTAATATTAATTTTTTCATAATAGATTAGTTATAATTAGTAATCCAAAAAACAATACTGCTATTCCAATAGCGCATTTCAATCCGGTCTTTAAGACAAAGTCCAATTCTTTTTTTTCTTGTGGTGTCATTTTCTTTTAAATTCAATATTAAACAATCCGAAATCAAAACTGCGAGGCTCTACATAAACCGGAAACCGATAGTTGTAAAGTTCTTTTATTTCTGAAGCACGTTTCTTAAAACTGCTCTTGTGTTTGTTTGGCTGTGATAAATCTACTAAATCGTAGTTCACATTTGCCATATCTATTCCAAGCGCAACGGCTTTGTTATAGAATTTTTGTTTTGCTCTGATACTCATAATTAATATAAAAATCGGGTTAAAAAATATACTGCAATAAATCCTATTGCGTAAACTTGGTACTTCTGTTTTGATAAAATTGTTTTCATAATGTTTGTTTTTAGTTGTTAATGCAGTTTATAGTATGCTGCTCCACTTTGTTATTAATATTTAGTTTTTACATCATAAATATAAACTTCTCCGTAATTTTTTTTAAGTTTTTTCATTGCTTCCCAAACTGTAATATTTTCATATGTAATATATTCTAATTGATTATTTAATGCAATTTCGATTGTGATTTTAGATGCTGTTGTTTTCATAATGTTTGTTTTAATTTGTTTGTTTCTTGAGTACAAATATAGTTATTTATAATTAACCACCAAACCTTTTTGTAATTATTTTTAATTATCTTTGTTTAATGAAGCAGCCAAGAGTATTAATAGAAACAGAACATGATCAGGAGTACAGAAACTTTGACTTTGTTATTAGTGATGTTAATGGTTGTTATGTAATAGATAGCGAAACAATGTGTTTAGTCTTAAATGGAACTGACTTTATATTGGAGTTTAATGGTGAGCTTTATGATGAAGTTAAAAAAAATATAGCAATTAAAAATTTAATGAATAAAAATTAACGAGAGTAGTAAATTAAAGTTACTCTTTACCTACTCTTTTTAAGGGTAGGTTTAACGTATTAAAAAAAAGATATGGCAAGACCAAGCGAATATAATTTTGATTTATGTATTGAAATTTGCGAGTTAGTTGCAAAAGGAGATAATATTATAAAAGTTTTGGATTCAAACAACTTATATCCAAGTTGGTCAACTTTTAGACGTTGGAAGCGTGAGAATGATGAATTACGAACGTTGTACATAAACAGCGTACAAGACAAGGCCGAAGCTTTAGAAAATGAAATGGATGATTATCGTTCTATGTTATTAGCTAAAGAGATTGATGCATCAACTTATAATACTTTAGTTCAGACATTAAAATGGAAAATGGCTAAATTTTATCCTAAAATGTTTGGCGATAAAGTACAAACAGAACACTCCGGTGAAATCACTACAAACATTATCAGTTTAGGTAGTGGAATAAAACCAAATGAGATTATTAATTAAGCAAGAACACGCTGTTTATTATCTTAAAGATAATGTAACAAAGGAAATACTTTATGGCGGAGCTGCGGGTGGTGGCAAATCCGCTCTCGGTGTATTATGGCTTATTGAACAATGTCAAGCTTATCCTGGCACT